AGAGATGACTCAAGCACAGTTGGTACTAATGATGTCGTTATTGAAAACGATGGTAGTGGTGATGCTAGTTTAAAATTTAGTTTAACTGGTGCAACAGATTGGTTTGCTTATGTAGATAATTCAGATTCAGATAAATTTAAAATCAGAAGAAGTACAACAGACCACTTTAGTATTAATGAGTCTGGCAAAATTTCTGTAGGCACATCTGCCGTTTATGGTCAAGCTACTATTGGAGGTAGTGGTGAAATTCTATCTCTAAGGTCATCAAGTGGTGCAAGTGAATTGCACTTCTATGAAGGTGGTACAACTAGAGGAGTAATATCAAGTCTTAATGGTTCGGATGGACTCTCTTTAAAGTCAGGTACTACTGAAAGAATGAGAATTACTAGTGATGGTAAAGTAGGTATAGGAACTAGCTCTATTAATGGAGTCTTTACTGCACAAGGCACACCTATGACTGCTATAGGCGCTCAAACTGTAGCTGATATTTTTGGATATGTTCAACAAGATGCAGATAAAGGTGGTGGTATTGGATTAGGTGGAAGATATATAACAGATTCTAATTCAGTAACTGCTTTTGCAGAAATTTCAGGAGTAAAAGCTAATAACACAAGTACTAATTATGAAGGCGAAATGGTCTTTAAGACTCGTGTTAATGGTGGTAATTTAACCGAAAGAATGAGAATAGATGGTTCAGGTAATTCTACATTTGCTGGGAATTTAACTGTAACTAAAGCCAATGCCGACGCATCGTTTATAGGAAATTTTACAAATGATGGAAATAATGCTAATAGATACGGATTAAAAGTTACGGCTGGTGCTGACGATGGAAGTGGTACAACCTACTATCTTCACGCTAATGATGGGAATGGAGACAATATTGGTCACATAGCAAATATTTCAAATACATTTCAATTAACAGATGCTTCAGATGTTTCATTAAAAGACAATATAAGAGATACTGATGTAAATGGTCTTGAAGTGGTAGAATCAATTAAAGTCAGAGACTTTGAATGGAAGAAAAGTAATGACACTATGAAAGCTGGTTTTGTAGCTCAAGAGTTAAAAGAATCTTTCGAACCAGCAGTTTCAGAAATGGAAAGTGGGTTACTCGGAGTTTCAAGAGATAGACTTGTTCCAGTTTTAATTAAAGCAGTACAAGAGTTATCTGCAAGAGTAAAAGAATTAGAAAATAATTAACAAACAAGGAGTCAATAATGGCAAAAAAAGAAAAGAAGCCAGTCTTGAACTTAGATGATAAAGAGTATATCATTGAGGATATGACTGACGAGCAAAAGATGATGGTAAATCACATAAACGATATTCAGAACAAACAGAATAGTAATCAGTTTATCGCTGACCAACTAGCTGTTGGTAAAGAAGCGTTTATTAATATGCTCAGAGAATCATTAAACTCAGAGGAAAAAGAGTAAAATGATAGTAAGGCGATGCGCTCAAGGTCACGATGTAGTTTTGCACAAGAACACTAAGCCAAATATGGTGAAAGTTATCAAGATGGTTGATGGTTCTTATGTTACAATACAGTATCCAAACTCAAAAGATTATTTTTTAATGGTTGATGGTGAGATAACTCGCAAAAGCGACTCATTTCAAACGATTGAAAATGCATACGTTGCTGCATGCGCAGATAAACATTCTAATGGACATGGGCGCATCGACTATATGATTCATAAAATAATAAATAACCAGGTGGTGGATAGATGAACAAAGTAATTAAAAAATTAAAAAGCGGAGATTTTGAAGTTGTATATGAAGATAGTAATTCAAGTTATAATCTTGAGTTTAGTTATATCTATGTTGGGTAGCTGCTCAAATGGTTGGTCTGTAGGTGATTTTGAACCATCACCAAGAGATACAATGTATGCATTTGTAGAAATATTAGATCAGGATTCTACTTCACATTTTTATGCAGATAAAATAAGAGTTAATTCAGATAACTGGTGCTTTACACATAACCAATGGGAATCAGTAAAGGAATATGAGTGAAAAAACTGCTAGAAGTTATCGTGCTAATGTTATTGACGACAATTTTTCTATACATCTTAATATTAAGTGGCTATTTCAAATACTATGTTTTGTTGCTGGTATTAGCTACTATGGTGTGCGTATGGAAAATAGGATTGCTAGGCTTGAAACTGAACTTATTAGTGCGGAAACAACAATTAAAGATTTACTGGCAAAGCATACAATGGAAGAAGAAACAAAAAGGCAAGAGTTAGAAGAAAAAATTATGTTTTATGAAAAAGAACTAAAAATTAATTTGAATCCAATGTCTTGGAAAAAGAGGAAAAAATAATGGATATGATGGCAGTATACGGCGAAGCAGGAATGATAGGTGTATGTGCTGCACTACTCATATATCTAGTGATGAATTTATCAAAGAAGTCAGAAGCTCAAGCGGAATCATTAAAGAATTTAGAAGTAGAAAATAAAGGTCAATCTGAAAGTATTAATAACATGGAAGGTATGATTATAAAACTAATTAATAGATGGAATGAATCAGATGCAGTGAGAGATAGAAGGTATGAACAAATGATGGAAGCTGTATCAGATTTAGAAAAGCAGTTATCAAGAATGGATGGTATTATGAGTCGTATGAATGGGAATGGAAGACATGGATAATAACGATTTAACACGAATACTGACTAGGCACGATGAAAGATTAAAAAATATTTACTCTTCACTAGGTAGAATTGAAAAACATTTAAGCCAGTTAAATGGCAAGGTAGATCGGCATGATATTGCTATCGCTAAAATACAGACTTGGGGTGGTGTTGCATTAGTAACATTTCCAATAATGATAAATATAATAATGAGGTTCATATAATGGATATAAAAGCAATGCTAGTAAAACTAGCGGAAGAACAAGCAGATAAAATGCAAAATGAAGCAGTTGGTCATATAGCATCAGATGCGTTTTCAGATAAGTTAGCGCAACTATTAAACGACAAAATAAACATACCTTTTGTAAAGGAAGAGAAAGAAGGTAAGATGTTTAAAGAGTTAGTAGAAGTAATCCAGTCTATTACTATCGGTTTAATTAAAGGTAAGTAATGGCAGTACCTGCACGAGTCAAAGCAACGATGCGTAGATTAGGTCTACGTGGAGTAAATAAACCAAAACGTACACCAAGTCACAAAACAAAATCACATGTAGTGATGGCATCTAGTGGCGGTAGATATAAAGTAGTGAGATTTGGACAGCAAGGTGTACGTGGCGCAGGTAAGAACCCAAAAAGTAAAGCGCAACAGGCTAGAAGAAGAGCATACTATGCAAGGCACGGACGAACAACTAATAAGTTCTCAGCAAAGTTCTGGTCCAACAAGGTAAAGTGGTAATGAAAGTAAAAGGTGTTAGTGTAACAGGATTAAGTAAAAGGCAGGTCGCTGCAATGCGTAGACACGCAAGGCATCACACTGCAAAGCATTTACGATCTATGGTATCTGCAATGCGTAAAGGTGCAACTTTCGGTCAATCTCATACTAGTGCAATGAGAAAGGTAGGTAAATGAGAAAGAAATCATCTGTAAATAAAGCAGGTAACTATACTAAACCATCACTGCGTAAGCGGATCTTTTATCGTATTAAAGCAGGTAATAAAGGCGGTAGAGCAGGTCAATGGAGTGCAAGAAAAGCACAGATGTTAGCAAGAGCATATAAGAAAGCAGGCGGTGGATATAAATAATGGCACTGAAGAAATCACAGAAAAGTCTAAAGAAATGGACAAAGCAAGACTGGGGTTACGTCACAAAAGGTGATGAAAAGAAACCACGCAGAAAGCGAGGTAGATATTTACCTGCTAGTGTACGTAAGAATTTAACGAAATCACAAAAGGCATATGAGAATAGGCTTAAAAGAGCTGCTAGTAAACAAGGTAAGCAGAAAGCTAGTTATTCCAAAAGAACTGCCAAGAAAGTAAGGAGAGCAAGATAATGCCGTATCATTATGGAAAGAAGAAGAAGTCCAAGAAAATAAAAGTTAAAAAGAAGAAGATGAAAAAAGGTATGAAGCGCAAATGATTAATCCAGACCAAGTAAAAAAACTCATTAAGCGTGTCTTACAGAAAATAGACTTATATTCTTCTGAAGCAGCAGAGTTTATTTATAATATTGGATTAGTGGAGTCAAAGTATATTTATATTGAGCAAATTAAAGGACCTGCACGTGGTGTCTATCAATGTGAACCTTGGGTAGCGATAGATATAATAGAAAACTATCTCCAGTATCGAGAAGAACTAATGAAGAAAGTTGCAAAGGCATGTTATTTAGATTGGTCACATTTTACTTCGCCAGTTGAAAAGGATTGGGAATATATTTTAACTACGAACCTTGCAGCTCAAATAGTTTTTTGTAGATTACACCTACGTAGAATACCTAAAAAACTACCAAAAACATTAGAAGACCAAGCAAATCAATGGAAAACATACTATAACACTGCAAAAGGCAAAGGTACTCCAGAGAAGTTTTGCGAGATAGTACAGAAATATGGATGAAACAGAAAAAATAGATATATTAATTGATACAATGCACGAGTTACAAGAATTAACACGTCAATTAGAAGATCCACGAATGGATATGGATATGATTTTAGGAGCAATGATTGCATTAATTATTTGCACTGATATACCTGATGTCACCATTTTACCTACTAGTAGCATAACTAGTGAGATAGCACAAGCATGAGTTACTTAACAGCATTCTGCAATATAACAACCGATTTACAAGCAATAGTTAGTGATATAGATCGCTATGATCGTAAACGTGTACTAATGTCAAATTGGACAAATCCATCTACAAATCTTTATAGATTACATAATACTGGATACATAGAAAATTTATACAAAGATGGTTTAGAGTTAACGAAAGTTAATGACACACCAGATGCCGATAACGAATTTAAATATAACGAATCCGCAGATTACGTGGACGTATTTTTAGCATCTAGCTCTACCAGTGCATTTAATTCTAGTGTATTTGAAGCAGGACAAGATTGGGAAGATTTAAAAAATCGTGTGGTAAAAGAGCAAGCGGATCATATGCGCAGTTACTTAAATAGACCTATCTATAAGCGTGGTAATAGCAACTATCAAGGTGCATCAGATAGACCATATGACTTTATTATAATACGATGCAATGCGCTATTAGCCTGCGCAGATTTAGTGCGTAGCCAAGATCCAGAGAAAGCAGCAGAACTTCAAGAGCAGGTATTAGGTGATGAAGGTATGCTAACAAAATTAAAGTCACGTGATTACGTGATGTGGAATGAAACTAGTTTTCGTTCAGAATCAGGCGTTATTCGTGAGATTAGTGTGAATGCTAATAGCACTGGCTACATTGAAGATGTAAAGATGTATGGTCCGCCTAGCACAGATTATGATGAAGTACGAGTAGTGATTAGTACCGCAGGTACATTCACACCTGGTACTGCAAGCACAGTGAAGTATGATGTGTTTACAAAAGATGATACAGGACTAAAAAGACATAAGTCTGTAGATGCAGAAGTAATGAATGGTGACTATCAACCACTAGCATATGGCGCATCCATACGCTTTCAAGCAGGCGTTTATACATTAAATGATGAGTGGAGTGTGACATTCCAATCTGATGAAATTCAAATAGGAACTGTGCGCAGTGGACAGATTTATAGATAATGGCTATATCATTTAACAATGTTATCTATGAACGAGTCATTGATCATTTACATAGTATCATTGCTGATGAATTTGGGATTCAGATTTTTTACGATGAACATCAATCTAATCAAAGTTTTTTATTACAGCCTTTGTCAGATGATCTTAACGAGCAAATTAATACAGGAATGGTACGAGATTATACAATCCTTATCAGTTACCAAGTGGATTTCGCAGGTAATTACACAAAGGAAAGTTTTAGGCAGGTATCGTTAGTAGCGGAGCGTATGAAAAGACTTATTTATAATAACAGAAACTATAGTGTGTCAGGTACAAGGCAATTTTACAATGCTGTCATCGACAACACTATATATGAGCGTGATGATGAGAATCCAGATTTATTACGCGCTAATATGACTGCTGTAGTATCAGCAATGGAGATAATAGGATGATTTACAAAGCAAAGAAATCATATTTTGACTTAAAAGATAGTGAAAACTTTAATGGATTTGATAGTCCTGCAAAACATAATCGTCTTATAAATGGCGAATCAGTAGAAATCACATCTGTGCCTAAACCACTTGAAAAGTATCTAGAAAGCGCAGAACCAAAAAAAGCAAAAAAGGAAGATAAGTAATGGCAACTAATTTTCAACCGAGAGGTGACATAAAGGTAATTATGGGCAGTGGTGCTAAGAATTTAGGTACTGCACACGTAGCTGGTGATACATGGGATGAATTGCAAGTAGTAGATTATAACATTGAACATGCAAGCGCACCAATTGATGTTGCACCATCACGCAGTGGTATTTATGGCCAGGTAGAGTCACAAGGACATCATAGACCAGATACACAAATTTATGAAGTAACTTTAACAATGCGAGGAACTCCAACAGCAGTATTAAAAAGTTGTTTATCTCTTTTTGGTGATGGTACTAGCGCAGCAGCACTTACTAGCGCAAGTAGCACTGGCTCAATGAAAGATGATGTTTCTAACGCAAGTCAAGTTACGCTTTTATTTGAAAATGCAGGTTCTGATTCTACGGATATAGATGTTGTTATGGCAGGATGTATAGCTACTCAAATGGTTATCCGAGAAGATGTAGGTACTAATGGTGGTGAAATGGTGGTAGAGACAACTTTTATTACTGCGTATCAACCAAGTGAAGAATCTCTTGCACCATCTTCAACCACTGTAGATGAAGCTGCACCAAAAAATATTTTTGATATAACCACATCTACTTTAGATGGTTCTGCATTAATATTAAATAACTTTGAAATCACTATATCAAGACCACTTGCAAGAGTACATCATCAGAATACAAGTGATTATAAACCATTTGGTTACGTGCAAACAGGTCCTTATGAAGTCACAGGTTCTATTACTGCAAAACGTGATGACTCTATACATGCTTTGATTGATCATATTAAAGGAGATAGTGGAGGTGTTACACTTACACTTGGCGAATCAAGTGGTTTTACATTATCATTACCAGATGTAATGATTGATAATTCAAAGCCTGAAGTAAGTGATTTCTTATTGCAGACAATACCTTTTAGAGCTTTTGGAGCTAACGAAGCAGGAAATATAATTTCAATCACGATCGCTTAATACACGCCGTTTTCATCGTAGGATGAAACATGAAAGTAAAAACAGACCATGGTACATTTGATGTACCTGACATTAGTTTTAAGTCACGCAGAGAACTGCATAAACTTGAAGTAGGTGCTATTACAAAAGAAGGCGAGATAGACACATCCAAATTCTTTACTGTACTAGATTGGATATTAAATCATTCATTTACCGATCCAGAAAAGCAATTAGGTAAACTAGATGATAACGCAATCGATAGTGTCTTAATGGCTATTTATAACGCATACAAAGAACCAAACAAAAAAAAGTAATTATGCACCGAGTTGCCGTGTGGATGAGTTATAAAAATCAACCCACACGCAACTTAGCTTTTCCATACACTGCGCAGTCTCCTACGCTCAAGAAAAACATCACCTATACAGAAGATGAACTATGGGAAGAGATTGGTCGTATCGTAGAGCAAGATAGTGATGGAAAATTTACGCTTGGTGCTGCGTTATATTACTCATTGGTATTCTGTGCTGACTCTACGTACTTTCTAACGCCTGAGACTGTATTTGCGCTTGAGGAGTATATGGCTATGAAGAGATTTAACTTACCACTGGCTACAACGATAGATAATGCAGATTATCATCGCTTAGTCATCTTTTCAGCTATAGATGAAGAATTTAATGCATTACAATCTGAAGATATGAAGAAGAAAAATGGCTGAAAAAAAGTTTATTATTGAAGTACGCACAAAAGGATTTACACGTGCGACAAGAAGTGTAAGAGATTTAGAGAAGAATACCAAGGATTATAACAAAGCTGCGAATAGAATGCGTGGTGAAACGCAAGGATTAATGGCAGGTCTTGGTAGTTTAAGAAATAAAATCTTAGTGTATAGCTTTGCTTTAGGTGGAGCTGTAGCGGTTATGAATAGATTTGTTCAAGCATCATCTGGTTTTCAAGATGTGAAAACAAGATTAGTTGGTTTAACTGGTGGTGTCCAAGAAGCCGAATCCGCATTTAAAACATTTAATCAAGTAGCAGCAACTACACCATTCCAATTACAAGATGTTGTAAATGCTGGTGCGCAGTTAGAAGCATTTGGCTTAAACTCAAAACTAACGCTTAGAGCAACTTCTGACTTAGCAGCATTTATGGGTACTACTGCAACGGAAGCTGCTAGTGCGCTTGGTCGTGCTTTTGCTGGAGGTGCAGGTGCTGCGGACATCTTGCGTGAGAGAGGCATACTGCAGTTAATTAAAGATTCTCAAGGAATAACGGATCTTACTAAAATTACTTTACCTGAATTTAGAATTGCATTAGTACGAGCAATGACTGATCCAGATGGTCGTATTAGTGGAAGTGCAGATCGTTTATCAAAGACTTTTTCTGGTGCAGTAAGTAATATGCAAGATGCAATGACTCGTTTTGCTGCTGTGATTGGAGATAGTGTTATAGGTCCACTAACAGAAGTAGCGCAAGGTGCAGAAAGATTTTTCAGAGCTATGGATGCAAAACGTACTGCGGAAGTTGCTACAAGTATTGGTGCTTTAGCAACTGCATTTGGTCTTTTAAGAGTACAAGCATTACTTGCGAATGCAGCACTTGCTAGCTATGGAAAAATATTTAAAGCAATACTTTTAGCTGGAACAGTCTTAGGTATCGATAAACTGTTTCAAATGGCTGGTACATTTGATCATTTGAAAACAAGTGTAGATGATTCGACAGATTCTTTAGATGATCAAAATGTTCAGTTAGAAGCCTATTTAACATCACTAAACACAGTAGATACTGCGGTCACTACAATGGCAGAACGTAACGCTAATTACACAAAAACTCTTGATTCATTAACTGAAGGATATAGAAACCAAGTTGCATCACTATTAGCACAAGAAGCAGCAATGAATGGTGTAGATGCAGTTGAGGTAGAAAGAATTAAGAACTCTGGTAAGATGAATGAAGATATGAAAGCCGCTATACAGGAAATTGAAAAGATTACTGCTAGAATCCAAGCACAGAGAGAAGCTCAAGAAAAAGCAAATAAAATAGAAAGAGCAAAAGTAGAATTATTAGATGCTGAATTAAAAGCAAGAAGAGAATTTGAAGCATTAAAAGAAGACATAAGGCAAGATACATTTAAAAAAGCGCAAGAAGAATTAAATGATTTACAAAAAGAATCTGGTAAAACATTAGAAACTAGTATGAAAAAAAATGTAGATTTATCTAACCAGTTTGCAAGTGGTATTTTAATGGCTTCACAGGCAATGGCATCGTTAAAAAATGATTCAGAAGTTACCGCAGGACAAATGATACGGACTATTGGTGCAATTGTTAGTTTGATACCTGGTGGGCAGATACCAGGTGCAGTTATTCAAGGTATTGGTATGCTTACTGCACACACAGGTGGCTTAATAAAAGATAACGGAATCCAACGCTTTGCGCAAGGTGGTCAAGTACAAGGTGAAGACAATGTACCTATTTTAGCACAGGCAGGTGAGTTTATAATGAAGAGATCCGCAGTGCAGAATATTGGTGTTCAAAATCTAGCTAATATGAATAGAACTGGCAACGCAGGTGGTGTTACTATCAATATTTCAGGAAATATGATTGGTAATGATGAGTTTGTTCGAGATAATTTAATTCCAGAAATACAGAAAGTTAGCAATCAAGGTTTAGCATAGTATGGCATTAAGTAATGCGCCATCAGAATCCAACGTCAATGAAAATTGGCTATTCCAATTTAGTGCAGATAATAACAATTGTTTAGAGTTTGATGGTACGGATGACTATGTATCTTTTGGTAATGTTTTAGGATTATATACTAGTTTTACATTAGAAGCGTGGATTAAACCAGATACTTATAGTGCTAGTAGTGGTACTCAAATTATACTAGAGAGAAGTCAAGATGGATCGACCGAAGCTAAAAACACAAATTGGCAAATTGCATTACGTCATAATGGTTTACGATGTAAGTATCAATATGGTACTGGATCAAATGTATCTAATACTGTTACTACTAGTGCTATTACCGCAAATAATTGGCATCACGTAGCTGTATTGCGAGATGATAGTCTAAATCAAATGCGATATTATGTTGATGGTGTAAAAGTTGGAACTGTAACAACGAATGTTTCTAATGATCCAACTGGTGGTGCATCTGGAGTTGTGTCCGTTGGTGCTAATTTTGAACAAAACAATGAATTTGATGGTGAAATTGCACATGCACGTGTTTGGAGTGTAGCAAGATCAGATAATCAAATTGCACACTACTATAATAGAACTATAGATAGTACTGCATCTAACTTAGTGGGTTACTGGAAACTAGATGAAGGTACTGGATCAACCGTTGCAGACAGTAGTAGTAACTCTAATAGTGGTACAATTACAAGTGCAGAATGGTCTATAGGTGGCTTTGATCAATATATTCATTCATTTGGGATTTCCACTAGTGATACAAAAGTAGATAATAATTTTTATCCTGGTGCAATATTAAATAGAAATGTTAGTGTACGTGATTCTATAAATATAACGAATGGTACATCAACAACAAGTAATATTTCTTTAAATGTCGCTAATGTAGTTTTTGATGGTATTGATTTATATAAAAGAATATTTAATGGTACAAATAACTATTTAAATAAAGAAGTTCGCGTTTATGCGCAGTTTAATCGATCAGACTCCATTAGTGACTGTCAACGTATTTTTACAGGTAGATTAGTTGATATACAATTAGACGAGAAACAACAATTATCATTGCAAATAAATGCGCATAGACCTTGGGATAAAATTGAATTTCCACAAGTAAAATCTCTAAATGATATATATCAACCTGTCGCATATGGAGATTACATTGAGCATGGTGATAAAAGTTTAGTTAGAGAACATACAAATGCATTATATCCTGCGCCTTTTAAAAGAAAAGGTATTACAGACGATCATTTAATTATTACAACAAAATCTCATTCAGATATGAGGCCACATTATTATGATCGTTCAGCAGATGCATTTTTACCAATAAAAGCAGATAATTATATTGCGCAAACAAAAGATTTAGAGTCTGGTTATGATACTAATGTAAATATTGGTGTAGTGAGTCGAGAGTTGCAAAGAAGATTTAGATTAAATGCAACAGCTATAAGTTCTAAAGGTACAAGTACATTTAGCAACGTAGAAAATTTAACATTTGATGAGTACAATGGTATAAATGGAATTGTTCATAGTTTTACTGGTAATAATTCTACGATTAGTCAAAAGGATGTTTATTATAATTTTGCATGTGAATTAAAAAAAATTAATGATTCTGATGTAGATATAAAAGGTATTATTGCCACACCTCCATCACAAGTTAATGGCGATATATTTATAAAAATAAGATATTCTGGAGCTAGTGGTGATATATACAATGGTACAATTCCTGCTAGTACAAATCTTGCAATAACACAGCCAAATGGTCTTGCTGGGCAGGTTTCTGTTAGTGATTCTGGATATGGTGCTATAGGTATTACTATTGCAAATAATAATTTAAATACTGTACGCTTACAAACACAAATCACATCAGTGGATTCAAATAATATTACCTTGGAAATTAAAATTACAGATTTAGTGTTATATTTTGATATTCAAGAATCTTATGATGAGAGTAAAGGTTTAACTAATAATAGTATCTCTACTAGTTCTGGGTTAAAAAATCTATATATTGGTGCAGATGGACTCACTGCATCTTGGGATAATGGTGCAATTTCGCATGGACACGATATTCACAGAGATTTATTAATGAGGTTTGCTGGTTTAGGAAGTTATGATCCAATTAATTATAGTTCATTAAATACGGATCGTGCTATTGACAATTGGAAAGGTAGATATTGGACGTTAGAGCCAGTTTCTTTGAAAGATGTATTAGATAAACTTGCTTATGAATTTTCTTTTTGTTATAAAATGGATTCTAGTGGATTACTAAAGTATATATATGTAGTACAAACTAGTGAATATGATACTTTAAAAAATAATGGCAATGTTTTAAACATGACTAAAGATGATCTTAGTAATATACAAATTAGCACTACTGGATTAGATGAATTAACTACTAAAATGATTGTAAATAATCATTTACATCCTGCGGAAACTGGTCGTTATTATAATAGTGTAACCGCAACTAATACTGCAACACGTGCTAAATATAATTTAGGTGCAAAAGAAGGTATAAAAACTGAATTTTTAGATATTAATGTAGGAACAACACCAACTTCACCAAATTCTGATTGTAATGCAGATTTTTATTCTTATTATGACAATTTAATTGGAGAAATAAAAACAATTATTAAATGTAATGTAGTCAATCCAGCAAAAGGATGCCAACTAGAAACTGGTGATATAGTCACATTCACAGATATGCCAGTAGAGATGTTTGGCACTGATTTTAGTACCAGTACATATTTTATGATTGTAGAAACAAAACGCTCACCAGGTAAGGTAAGCATAACAGCAAGAGAGGTAGGCTAGTGGCTAACCAAACTATAAAAACACCAAGATTTTATCCAGACTTAATTAGTTATCATAGAGCAAGAGGA